TATAACGAGGTCTGGAACCCAGCTGCACCAGCAAATTTAACAGAACTTGCTGGGGCCACTCCGCTGTCCACGGTATTGGCAGATGGGGATTTAGATACTTATATCCTTAAATGTTTTACCTGGAATGATAACGGAATAGACAGCTGGAAATTTGCCACAACAAATCGTGATACATATTATGCTGCCGAATATACTGAAATAAAGAATTTGGCTGAATACTTACTTACCACTTACGCAGGAACAGGAAAAACCTTTGTCTTACAAACTAGCGAATCAGACTGGCCGTTATGTGACGCAGACAAAACAGCACACGTTGACCACCAAAGAACTCAATGGCTTGCTGGTTGGGCCCGCACTCGTCAAAACGCCGTCGAAGCTGCTCGACGTAATGTTGCCGCAAACGACGTTAGAGTCTTTAATGCTATTGAGTGTAATCTCGTCTATCAGTGTCTTGATAATCCTGACATTAATCGTATTTCTAACAAAGTTTTAAGCCGTATACAGCCAGACTACGTGAGCTATTCCGCTTACGAAACAATTGTTGACCCAGACGGTCCGCCGTATTGGTATGGTAGTGAATCCGAGATGGTTACTGCTGTAACCACAAATCTTACTAACTGTATTCAGGAAGTTAAGCGGATGGCGCCCAATGCAGGGGTCTATATTGGGGAATGGGGTTACCCAGAACACACTATAGATGACGGCCCGGGTTATGATGTTGAAACTTTGATTGATGCTGTCTGGGGCGTCTGTACTGCTGAAGATATAGAGTGGTCTATTTATTGGCAGGTATGGTGTAACGAGGCAGACAATGGGGGACATGAAGGTTACCACTGCCAAGAAGATGATGGGACTATAACGGATGCTGGGACACAGTTAGCGACTTATGCTTAATGTTGAACCGTAGCCCATACATTGACATTATTATATATATTTCAATGGCTGGCGGGTTCATGTTTTTCTGGCTTGTGGTCTACTGGTTGGTCCAACCTCTGTTTAAGGGAAAAAATAAAAAACCAAGGTTAAAATATGAGCGGAGAATTTGAGTACATATTAACTGACGAACAGGAAAATATAAGGCATTACGCTACGAGTGCTCTTCAGGGCATAGTGATCGCGGCTATTATTACCGGTAATAAGAAATTTGAAGATCCAAAAAATATAGCAGGTGCAGCTTTTGAAATCGCCGAAGCGATGAAGGAACAGGAAGAAAAACATGCCCCTAAAAAAAGGCCGCAGTAAAAAGGCAGTTAGTGATAATATAAGTGAACTAGTTCGTTCAGGAAGACCAAGGAATCAGGCAATAGCTATTGCTATGCAAAAGGCCGGGATGTCGGGCACGTTAACCGGCAAGAAAAAACCCAAGCCTAAGATTCGGCAACGGCCAAGCAAAGAGCGCAGTGCGTATTAACTACCTTAGTACGATACCGTAGTTTTCTAATATGAGATCTTTACCTAGCCTGGTCAGGTCTGTTGCAGAATTTTTTACCTTTTGGGTAACCGATCCTCGCAGTCTGTCCATATCCAGGTTTTTCCCGGGGCATTGCTTCTCGGGATCTTTGCTTGCAAACGGTAATTCTGAATGGGAATATATTTCACACACACCTATCCAGTGACACAGTGTTGAGCAAAGCGTAACAAGTGATTCCCACATTTCAAGAGATGGATATTCAGACCTAAAATCCCCGAGACATGCTATGCCAACACCTGCGCGTGACCACCGACGCGCATGCCATCCGGTGTCATTTAATTTTAACATTTGCTCTACCATGCCATCTCTTTTGCACAGGAAAGAGTACGGTACTTGTCCTCCGGTATATGATCCGGCAGACCACTGGTTGCTTGTGTCCTGAAACGATTTAGCTATTTCTTCAGCATTTGTCCCAAGCGAGGTGCTTATTCTGTGGATGACTAAACATGTGACTCGGGTGAGGTTTTTCCTGATAGTCTGCCCATCATCACATTCGGCAATGCGGTTGATTACTTGCCAGCTCATCTTGCGTTAACTAGGCGGCACATGGCCGGAAGAAGAAAGCAAGCACCGGCCATGTGCCTGGCTGACCATCTGAACAGAAGATTTTGATTGGGGGTCCCTCCATCCAGAACGGTCAACGTAGGAACGGCACATCCCTAATTGGCAATGCCGGTACCGGAGTGCCTAATTTGCCGGGCCTGAGCTCCAGTTCATCAGGCAATAAAGACCCAACAGCTTCATTGATTTGCCTGTTTGTTGGCGAGGGGCCAGGAGAAAATTGGGCTGTCCCAAAATCATAACCGCCACCCGGAAGCGGGGTAGCACCAGGACCAGGGCTTGCCATTGGTACTTCCGGGTACAGGCTTCTTCTGTTGACCGACATCATTGTTCCCGATTCTGGATGCTCTCCCCAGAACATTTCTTTGTTCCCAGGAATTTCCCATCCGCCACCAAGCGGTACTGGCATTTCGGTATTCCAGTATGAATATGCTGGAGAGATCCCCCCAATAGCCCTGTAGGGCGATGACCTGTAGAATGTGTTAGGTTCGTCTTTATAGGCATAGCTGTAAAATTCACCCTGTGCCTCGGTGGTAGCTCTCCGAGCAATGGCCTCGGACATCTCAATCAATGCTTCATCTCTGTCAGGCATTTTACCCACCCTTCAATATGTACAAAACCAATGCTAGTGTCACCGGAATAATACCTGCAAGTGCTCCCCAGATACCGGCTTTGACCTGGACCCTGGCCACGTCAATTCGGAGTCCAACAAGCGTTTTACTAATAGCGTCGAGTTTGTCTTGGGTCTGATTGTCCCTTTCTTGGAGACGTGTGAGCTCAGACAGAACGAGCATACGGTGCTCTTCCCACTTACCACTGTGTTCACCATCGGGCAGAGATACCGGCCTGTGCTTGCCAGTTGTTTCGCCCAACATGTTGCTGCCCATATTTCCCCCCAGCGTATACCCCAAAATACTTGTTCAAGCGTAACGTGAAGTCACCCCCGCCCCCAAAAGAAATAGGCGTTGCAAAGCAATACAAATCTAACTCACCGTGCCCTGTTATTTTGAGGCTGCGCCCTATGCGGGCTTCCAAATCCTCAAAATTTAAGCTGGCGGAGGGTTTGCCTTGGCTGCCTCTGCAAGGGCCGCAGCCTTTGCTGTCCCCACCTTGGTAAATGCCCTGGCAGCCGTATAGCCAAGTGAGGCCAATACGCTAGCCGCCAAGGTAAGCACCTTGGCAAACATAGAGCTTTCCTCAAATGCGCCTGACGCCAACAACGCTGCAATAACAGTGGTTGCTGCGGCAAGCCAGAACTCTGTAGATTTATATCCTGGTTTGGGTTCCATTTGTTACTCCTGCTCATTCGGCAAAGTATTTGCCAGTCCTTCATGTTCCAGTTTGTGATACAGCTGTTTTAATAGCAATTTCGTGTTGATTGTGTCTGGATCATATCTTCCAGACGAAAACCATCCATCCTCACTTCTGCACGGCACAGGTTGGCCGTCATCGATATTGCATGGGTCAATTACGCATGGATCTTGACTATTAGGGTTTGAAGGACAGACTACGCCACCATGGCCTGGCCCATATTTACGTCCTTGCTCACAAAGTGAGCCATCTGGGAGTATGCTGCATTTTACCTCATAGTTTAAATTGCATGCGCCTGGGACTATTTTATCAACAAATGGGATAAGGTATGCACTATCTTGCCTTTGTAGAGAATTAACCACCTTTTGAGCGTCAGCACATGTTATCCCCTCTGTCTGTGCGGATTGAATAATTGCCTGTCTTACTGCAATGCCGGAAGCCGTCAAAATAATGGCACCAAGAAGCCAACGCTTGAGTTTATCCCTTAGCATTACCTGGCCCTCGTGATTTTAAAGTTTTTCAGGAATGCGCCGGTTAATTCACCGGCTCCGGTTGAATATGCCCCGATGGATAAATCATTAGCACCAGCATTTGGCGCATCTGCATTAGAGCTCGAATCTTTTTCGGTGTCATCCTGGTACATATAATATAGGTCAGAACCCCAATCGGCGTTTATGCGCAATGTGGCGGCTGTCCCGGTTGTAAATGATGGGGCGGCAACGACTAGTGCATTAGTTGACCCAAAATCAATCCACTGCAGTGCTCCGGCAGTTGTTATTCGTATGTAATTATCAACATGATAATACATATATGTATGCCCTGCACTGTACTGGTGGGTGGTACATGCGAGTGTGTAATCTACTGATATTTTTTCAAAGTCAGCCGCACTTGCAAGTAGATCTCCTGCCGTATTTGACCACAACAAGTAAGTTCCTCCACCTGTAGCTGCTGATGTACCTGTCTCAATATATATTGGAGGCATATGATCTCTATCAAAAAATACTTGAAATAGCGCATATGCTGTCCCTGTCTGTGCAACATTGGCAAAATCGGCAGGATGGGCTCCGCTTACCGGGCCTGCGTAGATAATTAAACTTTCACAGTCTCCGTCCTGGACTGTGTGGCTAAATATATGTGTTGACCATGTTGTAGTTGTAGCAACAGCATCAAGATCATAATTCCCAGCAGCACATGCGCCTCCAGTTTCTTCACGAAATCTCCAATCGAAACCTGATGACCCGGATCCACTTCTTACATAAAGGACACCTACTACATCATCACCAGTATCAAGGGATGTCATATCGATACCCTGAGACAAATACTCTGCAGCACCACCGTCGTTATCTTCAAGAAGGGTTACCGGCAAATGAGTATTGTTTCTAAACGGAGAATTTGCTGTTGACGTAGCGCCTATAACTGTCCCGGCCTCTGCCCAGCTTGCACTGACATCTCTAGAGTTTTTTAGACGATTAGTTTCTGACGTAACGGAAATCATCCCGCCAGTAGATCCTGCACCGGTCAAACCTGGTGGCACACCACATCCAATCATAGGCCAATTATCAGCAAAACATTCGAGTTTTGGGGTTGTTGCATCTGTCCAACAACAAGTATTGCCGTCTGATATGTGAGAACTTGCATATGTTGTGAATGTACCTCCAGGGCCAGGGGCCAATCCCATCCAATAAGTTACAAATGTATCAACTTGTGTTGAAGTTAATACCGTGTCGTCCCACACATAAGCAGCTACGATATCTCCTTCGTATCTAGAGGTCCCGGAAGCACCAATTCGTAAGGCGTCGCTTGAAGTGACGTTGCCAGCTGGGTGGCCTGAAGCACCACTTGCCTTAGAATTCATATAGCTTATGATATTTCCATCCTCATCAATTGTGCCGCAACTTATTGCCCAGGTGCCCTGGTATAAAGAGGCTTCGTCATCCGTAACTGTTGCCGGGCTATCAGACTCAACCATAATGCGAGTACCAAGGGTCCCATGATATGCCAAATACCAACCATCGCCATCTCCATCATCTGTGTTGCCAAGTATGGCGTTTGCTGCAGCCGCTACTTCATTAGGGCGATGGACAACGCATGCTGACAAATCTTCATTTTCCTCATCTCCATCCCAAGAACTGCCCGTTATTTCATAATAGTCATTTGTTCCATCAAATGATTTGGCAGCAAGACAGCTCGTGCTGGACGGATCTCCGCTATCTGAAATATCAGAAAAATCTGCATCAGGGCAGAACGGAGAATCAACAGAGCCAGGCGCCCCAGCTGCCGTAAATGTACCGCCGGCGCTTCCGTTATTTGTCGTTGGATCCCAGCCAAACCAAATAATATCCGGTGTGCCTAGTGTTGACGGTAAATCTGTTGCAGATGTTACGCCATTGGAATCAATTGATAACTCGAACAGGGTATACCAACCACCACTCTGATTTTGGTGCAACGGTCCGGGCCCGACCCCAGTTGTATATACCGCCCCAACAAGCAGCGTGGCGGCCCCAAGTAACAGCACCAATCGTTTCATCTATCTCACCTCAAGCGTGTAACAAACTCCATCAACTGCATCACGAATACCACAAACAATGTCCGCTTCTCCGTATGGGCCAGTTGCCCAATAGATAATGGTCCCTGCAGTCAGAAGAAAGTCAGTAGCAACTGCTGTGCATGTAGCCCCGGCGTCATTCCACCGAATATGGGCATCCTGTGAGCAGGTAATCATATAGACTGTATTGCTCGATAATTGACTGCCCGATGCGCTTGCGGCTGTTGGTGAAAAGTTTGCTGACGCACCCGCTACAGGAATTTGGGCCCTAGCCTTATTCTGGGCCTCTCTTTCCGAATACATTCTACTCTGTGCCAAGGCAATACCCCCAACCAAGAGCAGGGTCACGCCTACTGATGCCAAAATTCTGATCATTGTTCTCCTCCTATAAGGAACTCTGGGGTTTGTTTTATTGCTCGTGCCGTTTCCTGGCCACGAAGGCGGCCCTTTTCCATGGCTCGCCGTTTTCTTTCAAGGGCTGCCCACATTGGGGAGTTTGGGTAAAGGCGATGCATAAAGGTTAAAAGATACTGGGTAGTGCTTTCGTCTGTTGCCCATTCTCCAGTAGTTAAATATCTTGCTATCAACTCTAACCCTTTGCCGGAGTTCCTGGCGGCCAGCTTGGTGGCTAAGTCCATAGTCTCTGCCGGTGTTTCTGGATTAGCAAAGTTCCAGATGTCCATCATCTCTTTCTTGAGACGGCCTATACCTCCGAACTCTGTAGCCATCTGGAATGCTCGTGATTCCCACCATTGAGTTTCTCCGCCCCAGAAGAATGGGGCCTGGCGCTCTTCTCCAGTACGTGGATCGAACCCAAGCATAATCTCTGCCATTGCAGATGCACCCGGCCCAAGCATACGGCTCATTTCCTGAGGGTCCATTCTTCCTTTGCCAATAACTGACGCAGCGTTATTAATGACACCGGCCAACAATGTGAGCGGGTCCTCCCGTTGCATCATAGCAAACTTGTGAGCCGTTACTCGTTTTGCCATGCCTTCGCGAATTGCTTTCGGCTGGTGCCATAGAGGGGCCGTAATCATGTGCTGACGATACGGAGAAATGGCCTCGGCATGTACCGGCACATGCTTGCCAAATGCCGCTTCCTCCATTTGTCGTTCCCGAATAACAGTCGCCAACCGAGCCATTTTCTCAGGACTGGTTACCATCCTGCCTGCCCACTGATGTGTCCAACGAAGAAATCCGTAGAAACCGAAAGCTTCTCGGATAGCTCGCTCTGCAGGACCCATTGCCGTTCCACTTACGTTACCCACCGCCCACTTCCTGGCATACTCAGCAGCCCTCATAATGTCGTTGACGTCATCAGGGTTCTTGAGTGCGCCAAGAAAGATAGCGGCCTTTTGTTGGTCATCGATTAGTTCGTTAGCCCAGTAGAAGGGGCGGAAAAAATATTCATCCATACCTTCGCGGAATAACTGTGCTGCTTTCGGAATAAAGCCAAGGGCGCCTCGTTCAGCTTCGGCTGTAGCCCCAATGCCAATATCTAGGCCCCATTTGGCCTTGAACCCTTTGGATAGCCCTGTATCTTTCACTATACGAGAAAACTGTTCAACGGTGAGCTCTTTGCCTGTCGGTGTAGAGATCTTGGACTTACGTAATTTGTCGAGATGCTTGCCAATGAACTTGCCAGTTATCCTAGAATTCTTAAGAAGATCACTCCCATCCAGGGCTGCATACCAAGCTACTTTTGCGGCGTCATAGGCTTGCCCTGGGTGCAGACCACGCACACCATGCGCCATAAACTTAAGGAACGGCACAGTCGCCAACTGTGATATCTGGAAGGCTAAGCTCGGCACTGTGACACCGGCCCTGAATACGCCCTGGATTGGGCGCAAGGATGAAATAAACCCATCGACAAGCTTATTGGCCTTAAGGAAATCACCTCTTAGGGCTACTGCGTCAGCAACTGCATCGCCAAGCGCTTGAGGCAAAATAGCCATGGACTCACCGCGCTTTAACGGTGTGTCCACATCGCCAAGTACTCTACGCATAAAGTCAGTTGCACCAGTGACATCATCACCGAAAATCTTCTTAGCTTTCGCTGCCACTATGTCATCCAAAGAGCCCCATCTAATCCCGGTGGTAGCCGCCTTTGCCGACGCATATGCCTTGGCGGATGCTTCGTCAGTCTTGCTAAAGACTTTCATTAACCCGCCATCTTTGGCGTATTTCATCATGGTTTTCATCTTGATGCCGGCAACTCCGGCCTGCCCAGTAGTGCTCCTAAGGGTTCGCTCCCAGGCCTCAGAGGCATTCTCAAGATGACGGGCCCCGCCTATTCTTTGCTGTGCTGCTCGTGGGCCAACACCCAGATTGAAATCCGACCTTAGGGCTCGTCTGGCATCCGTTGCCCCGCCTGGCCCAATACCGGTCTTCCAGGCATCATCTGCAATATCCATAACATGGGGAACGTATTGCTCGACTGTACCGGCAGCCCTGAGCTCTCCGGTTAATGGATCAAACGCATGTCGTTGTCCTGTTAATTCAAGATACCTGAGATGCTCATCGGCCAGCTCACGCATAGCGATCTGGGCTTTTTTGATCTTTTGATACTTGGCACCAGTATGCTTTCCGAGTTGCTGAAGAGCCTCCCCACTTCCTTCATGGGCCAAGAACAGGGCCTCCTGTACATCATCGCCTGCGTTCTTGATGGTTCGATGCAGTTTCCACATTTTCTCTTCAAGAGGTTTGAGCTTAATGGCCTTGCCTGAGGATGTGAGAACGCCAAGACGCAAAGTTTCTGCAGCCTTGCCAGTTTCCATCCCGAGCTCAACGGCTTCATCAGCACTGGTGATGCCTAGGTCTGCGAAGGTCCTAGCAGCTCTTGCAAGGTCCTCTCCCTCACTAGTGACGGCAATATGAGCCAACTCTTTGTGGAGTTCTGGCGCTCTTTCCGCCATTGTCGCAAGGTCCATTGACTCTGGCGCGTGCCCGAATCCCGATTGCTGCATGGCCCATCGGGCTGCTGTTCTTGCTTTCGCTTTGGCTGCTGATGTTCCATGGGCAAACGCCTCCCCTGTCGCCGCCACACCTCTCCCGATGAACGGCACCTTACTGCCTGCCTGGACCCCCGCTTTGGCTGCAGCAAGACCACCTTTTGCAATAGTTCCGATGAACGTTGTTGGATCTGTAAACGTTTCCACCAGGAACCTTGTTACAAGTGGATTATTAAGGGCCATCTCGCCACCATCCATAGCGATCAGCCACTTAGTTATTTCCTTTGCCCTTTGATCCAGAAGATTTTGTTCCGGAGAGGACTCGTCTAAGTTTCGTATCCCAGTCTCTTGAACGGCCTTTTTGTAGGCCATATCTCGATATTTCCCGAGGCGTTTACCAAGGAACACGGCAACATCGCCTTCAGTTCCTGGCCTATCCCAGGCCTGGTACATGTGCTCTTTTATGGAATCCCAGACCTGGCCTATTCTTTCTGGCTCGGCAGCCAGGGCTGTCAGTGCCTTGCCCATGTTGAACCCGTAAGTAGCCCCCGTGGCTGATCGGCTATCGGAACCCTGGACAACCAATGGCGCAGGGCCCATTCCGCCACCGCCGCTGTAGGCAATCTCACGCATAAGATTCACGGTGGGCTCATCTACATTGTTCAACTCTTGTAGGGCCTGCTCTCTCTCTGCAGCGTCTGGGATTTCAATTTCCATTTCGCCAAACTGCGACAAGCCCTCAAGGGCACCAACAACACCACCGCCACCTGCTCGGCCAAGAGTTGTTGCCCAGTTTATAAATTTCTCAAAGGCCCCCTCACTTTTTGGTGGCGGTCCAGCCGTAGGCCCTTCGTAAGACATCATCTTCTCAAGAGTCCCAACAGACACATTGTCCCAGTCCTTATTTTTGACTGCGATTCTATCCGTAATGTCGATGCTAGAATCCTTGAGAATGTTGGCGGCTATCTCATCGTCAGAAAGTTCCCATGTTTGACCAGCCTTCATCTGCTCTCTGGCCAGGGAAGAAGGCTCGATAGCCTTAAGGGTAGTAGCGGCCCCTTCGTCAAAAGCAGTTTCGAGGCGTGTCGCCTCCCGTCTCTTTTGTTTGACCTGGGACGACATCATGATGTCGACCATATTTAAAAGATCGCTCTCTAGATCTTTTTCGGATTTGTCCGGATACTCATAACGGAGTTTGCCAAGCGCGTAATCATATGCCTGGTCAAAATCTAACTCCTGCGTGAACTGTTTGGCCGCCTTCCTGACACTGCCCTCTAGGCGATGGTATTGACCCCTGGCTCTTCCGAAACTGCTGCGCTCTTTGAATTCTGGATCCAGATACTCAATGGTTGCCCGCTTGGCTGCTTGTCGCGGTGATGCCACTCACGGGTCTCCTATCTTCCCTGGGCTTTCTTTTTTCTTTCGAAAGCTTCTCTGACAGCATCTCTGGTAGAAGTTGTAAATGGATTCTCTGCTTGTTGGACGTTAACTTGGGTGACATTGCCAGATTGGTCAAAATTAAAAGTAAGCCCAAGCTGAGATTGCAGCTTCTGGAGTTCGTCTTCAAACCATCTCTCGACAGCCATCTTCTCCACATCGGTAGATGCCATTCGCATTTTTTGCGCTGCCATCCGACCTAGCTCTTGGGCTTTCATGGCGGCAGCATTTTCCCTGGAAGGAACATCAAACTCTGTTTGCTGGATATCTTGGCCGTGTTTGTAGATAGATTGTGCAGCCTCTTTCCCTCGTCTGACGGGATCAAACGCTACGGCACGAGCAGAGGCGGAGCCGCCGGCTCCAGCAACTTTGCCTTGATTTATCAGACGCTGGAGCTCCATCCGTCTCGCATGATCTTTTCTTGCCTCTGCCTCTCTGAGCTGGTCCTTAAGTGCAGCCATTGTTTGTTGATTTCGAAGCGACAAGGCGCTTTGCTTTTCTATGCCGCCAAAATACTTTTTCTGGGCCCTTTTATCCGCTAAGGCTTTTGCAGCTTCTTGCGCCCTGTAAGATTCACCGGCTGCCTCTGCTGTCTGTGTGTATGCAGGCCCTTCTATGTCAGCAGGTAATTCCTTGCCGGCCATCCCCATCATCTTGGCAGTGTCCAGCTTACGCTGATGCTCCGCCGCCTGTGCCTGCTGGAGCATTTCGAAGACTCTGGCTGTTTGATCAAAGGCTTGATCGTCGCGGTCCATCTTAATTTCGCGCTCACGTTCAGCCTGCATCCAGCCCTGAGTCGCTTGCTCCATTTGGGCCCGGAGCATGGCCGCGTACAATGTTTCACCGTAAGAGGCCATCAACGTCTCCTGCTATAGCGGTCCCAGTGAGCGCGGCATGTTAAAGCCGTATGCCATCGGTCCTCGGCCATATAGCGCCGCGACTTCCGGGCTAATGTTTGGCATACTGGCCAAGGCCGGACCGCTACTAAATAGGCCCTGCCCGGCCTGCATCCTGGCAGCGCCCTGCATGCCACCCATCATCATAGCGGCTGGGTAAACCCTAGCGTTTAAAAAGTCCGTCATGCCTGCCCTGTGGCCGACAAGACCTGCGCCAGCACCAATACCTGCCCCAGTTAAGGCCCCCATCGGGCCACCGGCCATGAGCCCCGTAAGTGCCCCGGTAAAAGCGCCGCCCAATGTGCCAGATAGCCAATTGCCCTCAGACCTTTTCCTGGCCTCTTCTTCACGACGACGCATTTCGGCCATGTATTGCTTGTAGCGCTCCTCAGCCTTGCGCATGAGCATATCGTTACGGGCAGCCCGAGCTGCCGCCAACTGCTGAAGGCGGCCAAGGGCAGCCTGTCTTCTGTCCTCATATGAAAGCGCCATTGTTCTCCTCGCTTACGTAAAGCCACCGGGCATATTGATAAAGCTATTCGCTTCACCATATAGCCATTTTATAAAGTCCTCAGCAGAGTCTGAGCCAAATTCCCTTGCCTTCTTCTCGAAATCCATGCTTTGATCCCAGCTAGGATCGCTCTGCAAATCTGCTAACCAAACCTGCTCAAAGACATCGTTAAGAATTTGTTGCTCAAATTTCTTTCTGGTCCCCTCATTGTTGATGAATTGATCCTCAACAACATCGGCAGTTGGCTTTTCGCCGCCATGTTTCTTGGCATAATCTTCTGCCCATGCAGCGAAGGCCCTGCCTGGAACCTCTTCATTGGTCATATACTTCTGGAATCGCCTATCCCCGCTGCTGGCCTCATAATAAGATCCAGGGGAATTAGCATAATCTGTCCGCATAAACGCATCCACCGTCTCTGCCGGTATGCCGACAGTGCTGTCCCCTACGTAATATTCGTTATTGGCTGAGTCGAATGACACATTGTTACTCCCAAATGCATCCAGGTAACGGTCATCCGGCTCATTAAGTTCTGGGTCCTTCTGGCCCGCGTCATACTCTGCCTGAAGAGTCGCCAAAGTCTCAGCCTCTTCCCTGCCGAAGATATGGCCAAGTACGTCACCAAAGTAACCAGCACGCGCTTCAGCATCCTGAATACCAAGACCAAGCAATGCTCCTGTACGTGCCTGTTCTGTTTGCAGGCCGTATTCTTCCGAAAGACGGTGTTCATCAATAAGGGCCCTGGCTTGATCTTGCAGTGTTTGACGTATTGTATTTTGCCTTTCAACACCTGCCCTTCCGAGCATTTCCTGAGTAGCCATCCCGGCCTGCCGCTGCCCTGCCAGGAAGCTTCCACCCAGGGAACCGGTTAGGGCAGCCCTAGACATTTTCCCGCCCTGTCTGGAAATCAGTTGCTGAGTATCCGCCCAGTCCTTATCGAGTTGGGACATGATATCCCCGTAAAGTTGCTTAATATCCTCCTCGCCACTTTCGTAACCAATCTCATCAAACAAATCACGGATATACCCTTCTGCTTCTTCAGACGGGATAATGCTTGAGTAAGGTTCTTGGTAAGAAATTAGGTTTGGGTCTATGCCGTATTCTTCGGCCAGGCCAGAGATAGCAGTTTTAAAATCCTCGTCACGTCTTTCCTGGTCAGTCAGTCCGGCACGACGGTCTATCTCTTCTTGCCCCTCCTTTTGGGTAATTTCCTCAGTGCCTATAAGTGCTTGCGCCTTATCGTTTTCATCCGCAACAAACTGAGCGATTTGTCCTTGTTCTTTTCTGATCCTGTCTATTGCCGGTGCACGCCCAAGTTGGCCAAACTGATCAGAGGCCGGGACTGTAGACACAGGACCAAGAGCAGCCCCCGGAAGATCTCCTGCACCGCCGGCTGGCCCTGCTAATGTCACCGACCCTGTAGGGGCAGTCCTGTAGCCCGATGCCGACTCACCTCTTCTGTACGTAGGGGCCAGCGCAGGCGAAGAGGCAGGAGCAACTGTTGTCGGAGTAGTTGCCTGGGTAGGGCTATATTGAGAAAAGTAATCAGCCAACCCGCCAAGAGTAGAGCTTGGTCTCTTTTTGTTCAAAGTGCCAAGCATTGACCCGACCAGGCCCATTGCCGTATCACCAAAGCTATACGCCATAATTAACCCCTATAAAGTCCTCAAGGCATGGCTTATCAGAACAGAAATGCACCAACTGTCACCATCGTTAAACCCTACGCCCTGTTGAGTTATATCGAGAACGAAAAAATTCGGCCTGGTAGAACTGGTCGTGAACGTAGTTGTAAAACTAGATTCTCTAGTTTGCTGGTTGGCTATTCCTGTGCTGATACCTGTTTTAATGGTGGTCCAACCATCGGTATGATTTCCGTAGTCAAGATCAACTATCATAGCTGTTCCGCCACCGCCTGTACCCAGAAACAGCATATGTTCAATACCTTTTATTTCGTATGTGGAATTTGCCGAGACGTATGGAACTCCGCCAACAACAAAGTACCCGCCAACTGTATTGTTAAGCCCCTCATTTGCCGTAGCGGTTCCTTCTACTGTTGTGCTTAGTACGATTTCATAGTCATCATTGGCCAACTGTGTATTCGCAATTGCGGCATTGCCAGACAAATTAGAATTATCTAAATTGCCATTTATTTTCCCAACAATATCGGAAAAATTTTGATCTAAGTCAGCTGCCGCTAACGTAGTTGTTCCAGTAAAAGTATTTGTTACAGCAAACGCCATTAGATCATCTCCGCAGCTTCTTGTGACAAATAAGTGACCATCGGCGCACCAATGGTTGACGCCTTAGTTAATCTGTCTATTGGTACTATCTTTGGCTGACTAGAAGTAGAAGACGCTGGGTAATATAATGGCGCCGCAATTGCCCCATTGGCTGCCACCTTACCGAGAACCCCCAACGCCGCATTCGAACTATTAGTGCCGATAAAATATTGTCTATCATCTGTTAGGTGAACTTCTTCGTCCAACACTTCGCTTATTTGTCCGGCAGTTGCCCCTGAGAATACCGCTTCCGTATAAGGAACCTTTAACAAATCCCCAGTTCTTTCCTTGTATAAGTAAATGGCTGCCCGTATGGTAGAACCAGCCTGCGGCACATCTACACATATACGAACCTCGTAGAGTCTATACTCTTTACTGGTCAGTACCGCCGGGATAAGCACTAAGCGATCAATAGTGAACGTAATCGTATTAGCATCTGCTACCAGATGGGGGAATGTGGACAAGGCCCACCCATCACGCGAAGGAAAGCGCGTGGCCCTTTCGTCAAAGGACTCTCTGGCCATAACATCGGCATCTCGGCCAAACTTTACACCTCGGCCACCTGGTATTTGACGCGCCATCACCTTCTGCCCAATGGAACTGTGCCAAGAGCAATACTGTGCAGTTCCATTTTCTGATTTTTAGTAGTATTCTTTATTTTTACCCTAAACCACTCTCCGTCTTCTCTGATGGAAATTCTAGATTCACGCCTAGTTTTTGGAACCAGCTCACCGGCAACGCCAAACCCAAATCCGGTTATAGACGCCTCGACCCCAGACGGATCAGCAAATGACAAAGTATCACCAGATGAATCAAAATCTTTGTCATCAGGTTTAACCTGCACGTCGAGACTAGCAGTTTTATTGTTGGCGTTAACCCGCAATTCCCTTGCCCTTTTTGACACAAACTCACCAAATCCGAACCTATTTGTTTCCACATAAGACGTAATTGCTGTCCCGTGATCATGATCTCTTGGGCCAAGTTGCATCAGCTCAAATTCGCCATTGATATAGTAAAGAACTTGTTTATCATCCTGATCTTCGGACAACAGCCAAGATGCGGCCTCAATGTTATCCCATATCCACCAAGAGCCAACCCAGCGTTGATCTTCACTCTGTTGTTTATGTTTATAGTCATAAACAAGAACAAAATTATTCGTAGGACTACCGTTGGCCGGAACCGCCAACATGTAACAATTCTTAGATCTCCAATGTGTCGCAACTGCAACGCCACTTGCATTACTGGTTATTTTCTTAAAAAATGGATCTATGGCACCAGATATTTTAATTACGGTAGATGTCCCATTATATAGATAGATACCCTCCTCGGACATAAAGACTAACCCATCAGGTATCCTCGCCACAGTGGCATGCGATATACAGCCGATGCCGGAGACATCCTTAACAGGCGTATAGCTGTCCAGGCCCGTATCGGTTTCCTTTCCGTTGTAGACCATTTTCCATATCGAATCGCGCTTAAAAACTATCAGTTGCTCATGGATAGATGACATGGCGGTAATTTCACTATTGTCATCTTCTATGATTGGCTCAAAGGATACGGTTGGCCACACTCTGTGCGCTGGTATTTTCGCACTCCACCGAACCGTAGACGGCTCTCCGACTAAGCCGGCAGCCCACAGCTGGCCGTTGAAGAATGTAATTATATTGGCTCTTGGAAAGGATGATAGTTGGGCTATCCAATCTGGGTTAAAGGACGCATTTGTGCCAACAAGATTTTCTGACGTTTCCACTGTAGCCAACGTATTACTGGACGAAACAGTGTCTTCAGTAATTACATGAATATTCCCAGAATACGCCATGTAACATTCAGCAAATTCATTAACGACAGCAAATGACGGCACCGCAACCCTTGCGCCTGTGTCTCGAATACTTTCATATGTCCTGCATCCAGCAGACACGTGAGGAGAGTCTAGTCTATGAATAAATAAAGAATTACTTTGTCCATGGACCCTGACAATCACATATAGTTTTCTACCGGGAAACTGCGCCTCAACGGCCCCGACAAGCCTGTTGGTTGCCGAACTGGCGTTGTTTACCAAATCGCTTTGATAAAATTCAAAAGAGGCAAAGGTAGCTGTCACGTCACCGTCAGTATCGAAACCGTCATCAACCAAGGTAAATCTAAGAAACCATTTAGTTTGACTATTTACTGTGGTGGATGCCCAATCCAACGGGCAGGCAAAACTAATTGTAGTAGCACTTGTTGATCCAAAGAATGGGTCTATGGCTGTGTATGTGCCAGAAGCAGTAATGGCACCGGAATCGACATATTCTTGCGCTGGTAAGTATGTCCACGCTGAACCATTCCAATATTCGCACTTAAAAGAAACATCTGCTGAATTCGCTGTTGCTGGGGTATATTTTACCGCTGTCGTTTTAATGTCATCTGTAGATCGCATATCTTCTGTTGAGCCGACATACCAGCGGTCACCAACTTCAACATCGCTAAAATCTGCCGTGCCGGCAGAGTAATCAGTAAATGTACCTAAGGACACATCCTCTTTGATTACAATTTTACCAGCAGCATTTGAATCCGTACTTGGATAATAATTACTTATACCAAGGAACCCTGGCCTTTGCTCAAGGGTGCCCTCTGGACACCAAACATTACGAGCATCCAAAACTTGATTGTACCGCGCATTCTCAGGCTCTTGGTTAATACCTCCCCGGAAATCACGCTGCTCGTAATATTTATACTCCCTTCTCACCTCACCTATGCCTTTTCCTTTGGAGAATGCTTTTCTATGTACTCATTAAATTCAGATCGTGTAGGCAGCCGGACAGTTGGGTCGACCAGACAAAAGAACAATCTTGTCCACACTCTGCGTTTCGCTTTTTCCACTTCAATATCTGCTTCCTTTTTATCTTTAATATTGGCCCGGATTGTATTTTCGCTTTCGCCAAGAGTTGACCCAGGATCTGCCAACCGCAAATAAACACGCATGTTATCAAGTTCCCAGCTCATGTCTGGCTCAAAGGCAGATGGCGGCCTGCTCTTCATAAGCCTGCCACTGAATTCCTGGCCAGCAGTGCCGTCTCTTGTTAGCATCCAGCTGGCAATGTCCTTGGGGAATTGTCGCCGAGTATAGGGCGGCAACTCAATCATCACGCTTTGAAGGTTCAATCCCTCAGGCGCTCCGTCTTTGGCAACATATTCTTTTTGGCCAAGATCATATGGGCGCCTGATGGTCATGGCCTCTCTACACGGGTGCGGAACATTACTGCGAACAATATTCCCGGCAGCCTTGCTCCAGTGCCCAGCAGTTTCTGCGGTTTCCGGAGAGTCCGGATTGCCGGTCATATTGGCCAGCCACACCATTTCCTGTGTTGCGAGATCTGCCTCGTAGACTGTACCTATGTCGTCTGCCCTGGTGATAACTCCTCGATGAACTTCCAAGAACTTCTCTGCTACTGATTTGTCAAAATCTCCTGAACTGTGGCCATCAATAATAATTTCACGGCCACGGAACAAAATAGATTTAGCTCTAGGTGATTTATTTTGAATACCAACTAACTCAGGCATGGGACCCCCTAATAAACAAACCCGACTTCCGCGTCGGGATACGCATTCTTAATGACCGGGTAATCCGTAAATGGTTTACCTCGGCTTATGGATTTCCAGTAATCAAGACGCAACTCGGCATAAGCCCCTAGCCATTCCGGGGGCGCTCCTTCATCCGCCCTGCGCCTTAAGTCTATTGCGGCTGACCAAACCAAAACCTCACGATACACAGGCTGGACAAGATCTGGCTCATCGTCATCTGCGACCATGTCTACTGGTTCGGCATAGAACTCGAATCTAAGTGTTTTATCCTCGCTGGGCCCGCTATCACCCCACTGCAACGTGTTGCGATCTTTCCAGAACACATCTCCAGAAAAACCAGTGTCGTCAAAAACGAGATTATGACCAGGATCGGAATTCGTGACATCTATTACCTTGATGATTGATTTTTGCTGGATGCTTGGCGGCACAGCGAATGTGGTCTCATCTGATAACCAAGTAAGCTCAGCAATGGCATGAAAATATTTCTGTAGACCCTCCAACCATGCAGCATGCACTTCGCGGGCATAGGCCCTGTTGATAGCTTTTTTAACCTGAGCAGTACTAAAGTCCTGATCGGTCTGGGCACTATTAAAATTGAGAAGGTCACTGACCTCATCTTGGAGATATTTAAAGTCCCAAGTCATTTAAGCGACCCCTCAATGTTTTGATTGTAATAGTCACTCAGCTCATCTGTTCGTTGATCTAATTTTTCCAGAGATCTGAGCTCTTTCTTTGCGTGCTTCCACGGGGCAGGATTGTACTCTGCGTCTGGCCGCATAGCCCTGCTCCACAGAAAATCTCCAGCTTCACGACCAATATCATCAGCTTCTCGGTTCAGTTCTTTGGCTTGATCCCTATTCATCTCAATAATGCGACGCTTAATCGGAACCAGCCACCACCGGATGGTCTCTAGAAACGAGCCGTTATACACATCAGCAATGCTAATTGGAGTCCCGTCCTTGTGGCTGTAATTCTCATCTAGAGTTGCAACAAAGACAGGTATGCGGAACAGTGGATCATAATCCCTTGCTGTTCCGCCCCACCGATTAAAAATCGGTCCTCTGTATATTGGTTCAAACTCAGGATCACCGTAGGGCTTCGGGATAACCGTCAACTCCCATCCTTCCCTGAAAGTATGAGGTTTATCCGGATGCCCGAAGTCCCTGCGATGATAAAGCTGAACAACGGCAAAACTGCCAGGATTCAACTCCTCCGGGTATCGGCGTTCCCTCCCCGCCCACGCCATGCGCAGTTGAGGATGAATGCGATGTAGCGCACTACATATCCAACCCGGGGGATGCATGAGTCCCTCCGGTTAGCTAATTCCGCCAGCTGCCGCGTCAAACCAAATCAAGTAAACCTTGAGTGTGTCATTCCCGTCGTCTTCGCAATCCAATGTGAATTGCGTCGTTGTCAGAGTATACACGGCATTGTCTGTCGCTGTCGGGTTAGCGCTTGCGCTTGTAACAAGAGCCATGTCCGGAACAGCTGCTGGGCCACCATGCGTAAACGCTGTCGCTGTAGTGCCGCTGGTAAACGTATACTCCCTAATAAGAAACGGCGTGGAACAAATTGTTGTACCCGTTCCTGATTGAACTGGAGCACCCATTTGTCATCCTCCTTAGCTAATTCCACCGGATGCGTGAGCGTGCCACGTAATCCAGTATCTAACTTTGCCAGTGGTTAAGTCACCGCCGTCAACTGTGTCAAACTGGAAATACACATAGTTATTAGTTGTGTCATTATCAGCCTCAACCCAAACACACGTAATTGGATCACGCGTGCCGGGCCGCACAGTTGTAACGAACTCAACCTTTGTTGGCTCGACGCCACTCGGTCCCAAATGAGTATGAGTGACCGTAACACCCTCTTGCAAAGTAGAATACTCCCCAGTCTCAACAACATGGGGCACATTCATAATAACCTTTTGGTTAGTTAATGTAGCAGCCATTACTGGTACCCCCATTCAATGTAGCTGATGATTGGCGGTGTATCCGCTGCGTTTGCGCACTTGCCAAAAATGAGCGCTGGCTGAACAACCGTTGTGTCTGCAAACGAAAACGCTACAGCCCCAGTGGATGTATCCTCAGTGCCAGCCGCCCAAATTCTGTAAGTAACAGCACCCGCCGAACTAACATTCACCTGCAGGGTCTTAACGTCATCATCAGTCCAGTCCACCGTGGTGGTATCTGTGGCCACATCGGCCCCCGCAAGAGAGGTGATGATGTCAATATCGCCAGCATTGTCACCGAGGCCCCAGCCAGCTTTTTCATCATATGCTGCAACGAGGTTGGCTGTAGACTCGATGTTATCCACGAATGTTGCCGGCTCGATGAATCCGAAAAAGAAAACATCGTAGTCAGAGATATCCGGGATACCAATTTGGCACTTACAAAAAAATGCTGGGCTGGTGCCTACTGTGAAGCATCCGCAGTGATCTGCATTTGAAATCTCGCCGCTTCCAAACAACAGTGTCATCCCAAGGTTGTCAGCATTGGTTGACGGAAGAGCAAGACCATTCAGGCAATCACCATCAACAGTAGGAACAAAGTTAATGTTCGTTGTGTTGTTGCCCTGGTTATACCCAAGCACTTGGTGATCACCAAACGAGAACACAGTGTCAACTGTATCCGAGCCGGTGGCCGCAGTGCCATCAATCTCACACGCGGTAGGCCGCAGTGTTTCAAAATCAAGGTAAACATATTTACGCTGTGCCATTACAGATACCCCACTTCCCAGGTAATCAAATTGATTGCCCCAGCTTGTGCAGCATTCGCATGAATAAACGACACGAATGGGATCATAAGAACCCCGTCGCCCATAGTCACAGCTGCTGTTGTGGAAGGCGCTGCGCCATCAATCAAATACGTTGCTCTCCCAGCATCATCAATACGAATCTCCCAGGTGGTTGTTACGCCATCTGCAAGAGTATCTGTAGTGTCAGTTTCAACCTCTGTGCCGGCACCGGCAGTAAGTTCTGACACAACATAAATAGCTGCCGGGTTTGCCGCCGTAATGATCCCAAGGCCGCAGCGATTCTCGTAAGAATCAACCGCAGCCTCGTGAGCCTCGGCCATGCGAAAGCCGACATGGAAATCATCCGTTCCGGAAACATCAGCAATATTAAACTTGAGCCGGAAGTAAAAATCAGGGTCTCGCCCAACCTCAAATGGCCGACCAGTGGCACCAACAGAGTGAGAGAAAATTTCAATCCCCTCATTATCAGTTTGGTCAGCCGAAATGTTGAGACCTGTGGCCGTCATGGCCGGGGCCAGTGTTTGAGTTCCAATGTTTACGTAAGTAAACTTGCGTCCTGATCCAACATAACAATGGTGGTGTAGGCCATCAGTATCTGCAGCATCCACGCCGCCCAAGCCCAGGTTTTGGAAGCCCTTGGGTGCTGCTCCGTAAACACTAAAGTCTTCGCTGAAAGACACGTCGTCAAGTTTCGTCATCTTAATTCCAGCAGTGGAACTAATATTCCGATCCTTGATACCCGAGCCGCCGCGTGTTTCTTTAGGCATAATCCGCTCCTTTTCTAAAAGAAGAAAGAAGGGAGCCCATGTTTCAGGGCCCCCTCCAATCTAACTCTTAGTACGCGTTAACCGTTGTCTGGTTCAGGTCAGAGATCTTGCCTGAAGTGTTGCGCTCTTTGATGTAAAGCTCGCAAATCTCCATGGCAGTCGCCGTCCATACGCCAGCGGTGTCACTGCGCTTGAAGATGCTTCCGCCCTGACGACGCCAGGAAAGGTCCTTCTGTACGGCCCGGTAAACCTTACCGAGGTCAACAGCAAAAATCTTGTTATACGGGGCATCCGTATCAACAATAATGTCAATACGCCCAAGTGCAGACTGGAACGATGTCATGGCAAAGCCACTTGTCTTGTCAGACGGACTCAGCCTCAACTCGCCCTCGTACAGCTCTTCCACGTTGATGGCCTGCCATGCGTTTGTCAGAACCGTCAGCCCATCTTCTGGACTATCAGAACCTGACTTGTGCATGATGCCTGCCAACAATTGGCGGAATAGTGACGGAGTCAGGTCCCGATTGGTCCCTGAGTTGTCCATCACAAAGCTGCTGTACCGTGGATAAGTCGCCGTATTAATATTCTGGAAAGTGCCAGAGTCACCAATCAACTTATCCAGGCCGGTAATAGCCCTGTTAACAGAGCCGGGCCAGACAACGTAGTCACCAGCAGAGGCTCCCGTCACAGTCTCGCCAGAGGCGAAGTTAACGATAGCCTGGTTGCTGGAGTTAGTTGCCTGCTCAACGTTACTCACGGTTGATGTGCCGTGCAGTGTACCAATAGCACCTGACGACCTAATCTCAACCCGGAGCCCGTCCCACAAAAGACGAGCATCGTACACGGCAACATCAGTAACTGACGATGCCAATGTAGCGTCCACCAATGTGGTCACAGAGCCAGTACCATCAAGGTACATCATCCCGTTCTCCATCTTCATGAGACCGGTCATCATGCCCTTGATTTCGGAAGTGATAACGTCGCGGGCAACATTCTTGCCCTTGGCCGCAGTGGCCATAACGCCATCGGTTAGCTGGACAGAACCCACCAGGAATTTTCTATATGCCTTGTAGGTCTGGTAGTCTTGCTTGTCAGCTACCGGGAAAGCCCCACCGTCCTCGACATAGCCGATTCCTGTGTTACGGGCAGAATGAACACGGCCCTCGATATGAGTACCTGTCCATTTGTCATCTCTCCGGAGTAGCTGGCGAAGCTTCGATTTCTGATTCAACGTCTCAACCACACCCTGCAAATAGCGAATAAAGGTGAGGCTGACGTCCCCAATGCCTACGCCTGCCATTTGTTCCGAGTACTCCTTGCGCTACTCGGCTGGGGGCAACGGAGGCTCTCCATCTGCAACCCAATCGAAAGCGCTGTCATAGTTAGCTGCGCGCAGCTGCTTTTCGTTGGGCCATTTCCGGCTAACTTTTTGATTAGGCATAGTGGGGGACATCTTCGATGCCGGTGCCCCTGCAACCTTGGGTGTTTTTTTGCCCGAGTTGGCCCGTCCTTGCATCTTCGCTTGCGCGTAGTCATCCAAGAACTGTTTAAACTGCGGGGCAGCATCCTTAGGCTCAATTCCGTATGCGGCGCAGTACGTCATAAGCACGTCCTTGGCCCGCACATCGAGTTTTGACTTAACTGTTGATTCGATGCCCTTAAGAACAACATCGCCCAACATGGCATCAGCTTGGCGGGAAAAGTGCATAACCCGTCGCTGACGCTCAGCCTCTTCCTGAGCCTTCTTCTGAGCTTCTTGAGACTCTTGTAGCTGCTTCTTAATTGACTCCAGCTCACTCTTAAGTTCGGGGTCAGATTTCTTAACCTCAGAAATAATTCCACGACGGAATTTCTCCAACTCGGTAAGGTTGGTTTCGTCTTCTCGCTCTTGCCGCTGTCGTGCCAGTTCAAGCTGTTGCCGCTGGAGCTCAAGCTGTTCTTGTTGGTACCTCTGCTGTTGCTCTTGTTGCTGCTGTTGAACTTGGGCCAGCTGCTGCTGGAAATATTGCTGTTGACGCTCAAGGTTTTGCTGCAGTTCTTTGTTGGTGGCTACTAAGTCCTGAATTCGCTTTTGAGCCCTTGGTACTTCCTTGGGCGCAGCAACTTCTTCAGGAGCTGGCTCCTCCGCAGTTTCCTCTTCTTCGCCGGAATCTCCGACTTCATCGTCTGGGCTGGCGACTTCCTCGGTTTCTGGCTCCTCAAACTCTGCAGGCAACCCGGTTGACCCATCGTCCTCCAGTACAAATTCGTCCTCGGTTACCAGATCTTCAGATACACCTACCCCTACTTCAGCCATTGATCCCCCAGTGGTTACGCCCACCACTCGAACAAACGGCAAGCCAACCTACATGCGTAACGTGCACGGGCCGACTGGTCGCTTACCTAATCTGTAAGCATGTTAGCGTGATTAGTAAGCAGTGTCACGCCTAATTTACATGAGCCAATGAGAACACGTTTCTGGACAAACTTGCTGGCATATACGGTACCGTATCTCTGACTCTGCACTGTCATGTTCCTTGCCCCCCCATTGCCCTGGGGTACTGTGCCCATGGTCGAAATCGCCGGTGGCCTGGATTTGGATTACATGCATAACTTCATGAGAAAAAGCAGAGGCAGCTATACAATCCTCCTGATAATACCGAATCAAATTATAACCATTCGTAATTGCCCAACATTTTTCCCAACCCTCGTTACTCCAGTCATAGTCACATTCAAACGGCTCTGGCTCTACATGGACCGTAATGTAACGGACAGATTTTCTGGCCAATTTTTCCCCGTAGCCCATAAATTCATGCATGCCGAGAATAGTCTCCTCGGTGGCAATCTCTATATGTTCTTTCTTTTCGTTAGTGCCGTTTAGGCAAACGTACATTCCATGCCGAGTCTCAAAATCCGGCGAAAGACCACATGCCGCAAGGCTAACCTTCGCGACGAGACTGAACTTGAGCCAAGTTTTCAGCAGCCCTGTTAGCCTGCGCCACTTGCCCTGCAGCTTGAGATCGAAGATCTGTTTGGTCATTGGCAAATCTCAAATCTGTCCCTAAGTGTCCAGGATTATTAGTACTTCCCCCCTGGGCGCTCTGGTCAGGACCCCCTCTGCCAGAGCCACCCATTGTCCTCATGGGCGGAGGCGGCTGTCCTGCCTGTGCCGCCATTGCCCACTGGACGTAAAACATCCAAACCTGAGCAACCTGCTGAACGACTATCTGGTCTTCACGCCGACCAGGACCCCTCAGCCAACCCTCCAACTCTTCGGCAAAAATATGAGGCAAATCCCACATTTGTGGCTGGTGAGGGATACCCTTCTTAAAATTGTACGGAATCTGGCTAGCGGCTGCCCGCTCAGACGCCTCATGGTCATAACCTGACTCTGGCCGCTTCAAATTGGCATGTCTTGAGAAGGCCTTTTTGTCAAATACGCCAGTAGCCGGGTCCATATAGTAACCGAGATTGGCCAAATCTGCTGCCTGTGTAAGACGAACCGCCGGGTTCCTAGACAATCCGTCTTCTTCCTCAATCTGGACATCGTAATCCCCTGTCAGATTCATCTGCTCAAACGAGTACGTCTGAGCCCCATCCGGCCCCGCGATAGTGAATTTCCGCTCAGGCCTCATCATCTTCTGGACCATAATGAGAGCCCCCTTGTGCAGGGCCCTCCACTCGGAATTATTTCTAATCACAACCGACCTAAGTTGTTGAATTGCCTCAGCATCTATGATAGCCATTGCTCGACCATTTGGGTCATTCGGGGTAACACCAGCCTCCTGATCGGTAACCCCAAACTGGCTCCGTATATTCTGTGTTAACTCGGTATCCCTGCTCCAAACATCGTTAGGGAGCGGCGCAGGGTACAAGAACTGAGGATTCCCAGCTGCTGCATTGTACTTGATGACCTGCGCCGTGGTAGCCGTGAATTCATCAGCTGAGATACGGCTACCAATCGGGTCAAGAAGTTTGGGCTTACATATGAGCTCTACGTGCTCCCGCTTCTGGGTCTGTATCTGATTGATTTCCCTTTGTAATGGCCAGGACTGCGCCAACGGGGGCTCATACCAGAACTCCCCACAGTTTTTATCGAATCCAAATCTATACAACGGAAACCGTCCATACCAATCGTGGCGCATGGGTTTTTCGTCAACGATTTTACTGTTGACCATCGAGATAATCCGACCCTCTGGGTACATCTGAGTAGGTCTCTCGAAGAATTTGTAGACGTAGCAGTAGTCCCGCAGATAATCGACACCACCGTAACTATCTACAGAATTGAATCTGATCTCAGATGTTTGGTCTGCGAAAATGTCCTCTTCTGACTTGATAACATGTTGAAATTGCGGGAATTTTTTCCTTGCCTCCTGAGTCGGAACCCCCTTACGCACACACACCCACTGGGCCTCTTCTAGGGATTCTGCGCCAGGTTCTGGATAAATATGCCTAGAATCATGAAGCTCGATGCTTACAGTGCCCTCATTAGCCTCAATGAGTGGCGGAGGTTCCATATTCTGTGGCAACGGCCCCATTTGAGGCATCGGGAGCGGAGGCATATCGGCTGGCGGTACCGGTTCCCCGGACTCCATTTCCGCCTGCACATCTTCACCAGCCTGTTTCTTCAGCATGTCCTGAGTCATGTGTTGCTGAAGGGCTATTTCCTGCTGACGCTGCATCACACAGCGAGGGCAAGGTTGCCCGACCACGTCCTTGTTAGGTTCGTAAAAATTGCATACCGGACAGTAAGCAACTGTTTCTCCGCCCTGCTCGTCCCAGTTAAGCTCAAAGAAAGCATTCCCTGCCCACGGTAAGTACTCGTGGGCATTGACATATTTCAGGTCAAGTTCCTCTTTTCGCCTGAGCCATTGGAAGAAAAAATCTCCGACTCTTGCTGCGTGTTGTTCTTCGAAATCAGTAGTCGACGGAACCACCGTACAGGTCGGGATTGAACGAGTAAGCTTGCCCACCAGACTACGTGCAGTAGGACGAAGAACGTTATGAACGCTACGTAGACGCTTAACGTCTTCATTCACAAGTCTCACGATCTCCCCTGTGTCTCGACTGCGTACAATGAGCTGCTCGCCCTTTAGATATAGGCGATATAGCTCCCAGTCATTCTCGTATGGTTGCCGCGCCTCGTAGGCCCTTAAAAACTCCTTATTGAGACGCTTGCTTAACTCTTCAAGCTCAGAGTCCTGGACATAATTCTCCGGATAAGTGAAATCATCAAGGATTCCGGTAGGATCGATAGCGTCATGGGTAGTTGTCATTTGCCCTGACTCCTATTCATCATCTGAGCTCGTGCTTGAAATTCTGCAGATCTAGCCGATTTCTGCAGAGCCTCCTGCTGAATCATGGTAGCAGCCTGCCTTCTCAAATCCGAAGGCAGTACCGGCTGTTCCGCAAAGGCATCTTGGTTAGCCTTATTAGCTACCATTTCTGGGTCTAAATCCTGAAGAGATGGCATCCCCGGAGTCATTGCCTGCTCCAACATTGACCAAGCCCCTATTTGCTCTTCGCCATTCATCCGACCACCTCCCAGTCCCTCAGGTCTATTTCGCGCCCATCTGCTGTCATTACCCTTCTGGGCTCATTGTCCTTCGGCTCCTCTTCTATGTTAATCTCTGCCATCGTGTCTTCCATGGCCCTAAGCTGGATATCGTGAGATTTCCTAAGCGACTCTGCCCGAACAGCCATTTCCGTATTCTCGGCCTTGATCATCTGCATGGCATACTTGTTAGTTCTTTCGTAAGAAGCCAAAAGATCTAACGTAGATTTTGTCATACGCTCAATCCGCCTGTCAGTCACCACAAGCAACACGCAACACAAGAGAAACATAGCAATAACAGAAATCGTAATAACAACCTCAGGCGTCAAAAAGGTCATCATCAGTTGTCCTCATCTCCCTGTGAATGTCGACCCACTCTTCATTGTAGGCCTCAGAGATTTTAGGCCTCTCGTTCTCATACGGAATGAACGCATGAGGTGCGGCCACAGCAGTGGCACATCCGATAACTAAACTCATAACTCGGTCATCATGAGCGCCAGTAGCGCCACCAAAACGAGTATGTGTTCCCTTGTCAGATCTTTCTTGTTCATATGCTGTCATCTCACGGATAGTTGCCGAACACGGAATTGTAATGGCCCGATCTTTAACGAATCGTTGCAGGGATGAAATCATAAACGGTTTAGTCCGCACATTAGTCTCAACACCCAGCTTCCCCGCAAGCCGATGTTTTGCCTGGGCATGATTGGATTCGTCTCGGAAGATATTCCAATATGCATAATCTTGACGAAGCTTGAGCATTGTCGCTTCGCCAAAACCACCAGTGAGCTCGATGCTAACAAGGGCAGAATTATAAAAGACTGCTAGCTTAAATAACTCTTCAGCGTAGTCCAAAGGGTTGACCCAACCATGGTACTGGGCCACCAAGTCCAAAGTAACATTAGTTCCGTAGTGAGTAACCTTAAGAACAGACGCAGCACTGGCATCTCCGTCAGTGAGCCCACGAGCAGTATCAACACCTATGATGTAATCCGCGCCAACCGCCGGTGTCTCCCAGATGCGTAATGGGCCTGCATCATGGGGGTCAAATTCGAGGTAGCGCCTCTCCAGCTCTTCCTCAAGAACAATGTCACCAGTAATCCTCAAATGCCCTCGGTCCGGAGGCTTCGCCTCTTCCAGCATTTCTGCCAACACCTGGCGATCAAACACAGGATTCTTGGCTAGCGCTGCCGGCTTCCCGTAGATTCTTGCCTGAATCTCAAAATAATCTAAAAGCTTTACCTCTTCGTCGATGTCTTCTTTGTTAACCAGGCCAGCATCATACATGCTGATTTGATGCATGCTAACAATTGGTCTGCCACGAGAATCTAGGTTTTCCGGCGGCCCATTTTCATAGAGTTTCGCGAGGACTCTTTGTTCCCACGCCTCCGGCCCATGTAGCGGCGTACCAGTGACAATGAAACTAGAGTTCTTAACATTGATAAGACGGATACGGGCTTCCGAGAAGAATTCTTCCGGTATGTGTTCATCAAAGTGTCCAAGATTGTACTGGGCTCCTTGTAGAACATCTACGCCCCCTTCGTCGGAAAAGAGTGTTATCTCAGCTTTCTTATGCTTACAGCTTTGAGCCTTTCCGGCCTCGGCACAATTGGGACAAGCAATTTTTAGAACTTTGGTTTTCTCACTGTAGTGATTGAACCACTTGCCGCCAATAGGGAACATTGGGGTTAGAGGGTTCCGGGCTTCTGGCTCACCCCGAAGCATCTTGGCCTCAAAGACTCGATGGCCATACTTCGTATACGCCAAACCAATAATAAACGTAGCTATTTTATTTGTTCTTGGGTCCGGGAATTTTCTCCACTTATGTTGCCCTGTCGCCACAAAATAATGTTCAGCATACCCACTCATAGTCTTACTGGTTCTATTCCCAGCACGGAAGTATCGAATAAAAGCAGGAGACTTATGAAAATCCAAACTTACATCATGGGCAGGTCGGTACAGGATCATAGGATCTGCCTCGACACGTCTATCATACTCGTCGTAAAGCTTTTTCCATTCCCTTACCCACGGATTGAACCACGGCAATTGATCTCTTTGCGCCTGAGTCAAGGACTTCGCAGCCGCAGCAACCTCTTGGGAGTACGCAAGGAAGTTCTCCTCTTTCTCCTTAACCTTGGCCGCTTTCGCTATTTCGCGGCCATGCTGCATGGCTTCGTTAGAGTTCACTTGCGTTTCTTCTTAGTGACCTTCTTCTTGGTGACCTTCTTCTTGGCCTTGGGCTTCGGTTTAGCCTTAGGCGGCTTAGAGGCAGGCATGGGAGTTTCTACCTTTGTGGCTTCACGGTATATGATTTTCGGAGGCGGGGGCTCTGAGTAAAGCTCTTTGCCCTTCTCCATAATGACCCCATCATCCCTGTTCAAAAGGCAAATCAAATACCGACCAAGCGCAACCACCTGGTCATCGGCATCCTTTTGGAACAAGGAAGAGACCTTCACCTTATTACCGGAAGGCTCAAGAATAAGTGATAGCTTACTCATCGGTTACTTTCTTAGTGACTCTTTTAACGACTTTCCTGACGACCTTCTTTGCCGCAGGCTCCGGAGGTACTGCCTCTGGTTTGGCCCTAGCTGGCTCAGAGGGGGGAGGGGGAACTTCTTCCGGGGAGAGTTCAGGCTCGGGTTCGACTTTTGCCCTGGGTGGCTCCGGCAAGGAATGAAGCTCCTTGCAAGTGACGCTGCCATCTTGAGCAAAAAACGCCAATAAGCTCTTTTTGAGTGATTGTACATGGTCGTCCCCCTCGACCTGTTCTTCGTAGTAACTTGCCCTGACTGTACCGTTTGGCACAGTTTCGAGTATTAGAGTTAGTTTGCTCATTAGTTCTTCCTTGTTGTTAGGTTCCGCAGATAGCTACGAGGCACTCGCAGGCCGCAGTATCTGCGGTAAGGATCAAGTCGTCGGCGACAGTGACATCAATATTTGATAGTGCGATAAAACCGAGGGCATTCACCTTGACAGTGTTTGCATCCGTATCACTCGAAAACTGCACGTCAACAAAGTTAGTAGCATCCAAGTTCCACACACAGATTGCTGTCACTGAGGCAAAGTGTCCCAGGTCAACCGTGTTACCGCCAGTGTCTGCTTGGATTTCTCTATATTCCCATTCATCAGGAGTAAGCGCAGTTGGCGACGTTAGGTTGTTCGTATCTATAGTAGGTTCTGAGTAGTCAGAGTTTTTTGAGTAAAGAAATCTTGCACTAACTTTTGCGTAATCAGTCATGACTCACCAGCTCTTCAAAGTGGTTGCGGGCATACTTCTTATGGAAGATGCCGGTTAGAGGTGCGGATTTGTCTTGTGCGGTAGAGTGAGTAAATGGGTGTCCACCCTTAGGACCGTAGCTTCTTTTTCTTGGGGTTCTTACAATCCTTTTTGAGGCAAACATCGACAAGAGGTCGTCCACAGATTCTTCAGTCGTTGTGGGCTCTTTAGGTTTTTCAATTACTTTTGTGCCGACAAGACCGTAGGCTTTTGCTTCCAATTCGATGAGCTTGATGATGTCCTTGTCTAAGGTGATAGAGCCCTGCCTCACGCCTTCGAGCCAGGCCTTAATCGTCTCCGCCTTATTGGCATCTGTCTTATTAGGCAGTGTGCGGACATCAATAGGCTGCCAACCACGGCTCAGGAGGTAAGCCTCGTCATCCAGCCCCAACGGTACATTAACATACAGACGCTTTGGCCTGTCATTGTCAGGCACACGGGGCCATTGTCCCCAATTGGCCACGTGCTTAGGATATATGTAAGCACGCTATTTGACCAGTATTATTAAAAACGGTGCGGGAAAGGTGGCCGAGGGGGTAATTTCTCCTCTGGGGGGTCGTCAAAGAAGATATCTATTAAATTCAGTGTTTCCATGCAGCTATGGCAGTACACTTCCCTTTCCCTCTTTTTGCATTTATCCCGTACTACCTCGTACAAAGGTGTATTCCTCTCATTCGCACCACATAACCGGCAAGGCCCCAATACCTTCATTTGGCCTCCGTATGGACGGGCCCGGACAGGGGAGTCGGGCACCGCCTATTACAGTATGGCATACACAGGGGGGTTGCCTAGATGTGTCTTTTGTAGAGACAAGGTGTGCGATTTGGCCTTGCCAAATCCCCCACACAAGGCTCCGCCCTGCTGTGCCTGATAAGGACTTATACCTGCAGGGCGGAGTACCCAGCCTTGCCATGGCGCTGCTGGGTGGGTACCTGGCGTAAGTTCCCGGTTACACCAGGGGAATTAATGGCAACGTTCTCGGCTTCGACGTAGGTCCTTACGAGACTGCCACGAGGCGATCAACCCCCGCTGCTCTTTCGGTGCCCCAGTAGCCGAAGCAGAAAACGCGCCACCCAGCCGCCGAAGTGACTGGGGGGATTGATATATTATTGCCCTTGTAGCTGCGAATCGTCAACAAAAGAAAGTACCGGGGCCCCACAGATAACACAAAGTAAATGGGTAGTGTTGCATTCACAATTCGGGTCCTCACATGAGGAAGATTGGATATCAACATCCATCCATTTGTTACAGGGGAAGCAATAAAAACTGGCCCTATCAGTATCTATAAGCATTGGTGCTTTTTCCTTATATGCCGCAGGTACGGGGTTTTTTGGAAGGCAACAGAAGAAATTCGGATTGAGCCATCGTTGAGGTCTTCAACCCATTTTGCTTTCAACCAGACCTCTGCTCCGTAGGCCTGGACCTTGGCGCCGCCGCGTTCCGTGAGTTCGAGGACTTTTCCTTTGGTGCGGATACAGGGGCCGCCGACACCGGTGGTAGTTCCCTGAGAGGGGGACATATGGTCGTGGTCTGGACTGAGGGCTTTGCGGAGGTTTTCAGCTATCAATTCTCCCGGGGAATAGAAAGAGCCCTTGTAGCCGACCTCGACGGTGTGTACGGTGTTTTTGCGTTTTTGCTTGGTGGTGTGGATTTTGACGCCGCTTTCGGTGCGGCCTCTTCCGGCGGTGTCTTTTGCCCCAGAGCCGCTAAGGGATTCTAGCGAATTTCGGTTTAGTTTTTGGAGGCGTTTGATGTGGCGCCGTGGGGCTTCGCTCATGAGGTATGGTACACGGGAGTGTAGGGGTGTGTAAAGGACGGAGGTTGCGCGAAAGGACTTAATGGGTATGTATGGGGTCCCCGTTAACGAAATCCGAAGGTACCCTATGGGGGGTAGTACCGGCGAATCCGAATCCAGGCTCGCCAGCCTCGGCTGGCTCGCGCTATGACATGGATGTCATAGTGGGGTGACAAATTTTGTCACTGAACAGATGGGGGGTATGAAATTATTGCGTACTTTGGGCTGCTGTTTTGACAAAATGTCACAAATGACGCAGTGCGTCTGACAAAATGTCACACACAATAACGCAGCGCGTTATCCCCCTCTCAAGTGTAGGGCGCTGTAAGTATGGGTATATATTGGACTATCCGGATGCGCGCCGAGATCAGATATTTCCTGTAGTGCATCTCTTCAAGAGTGGGACTTTTTTCCCCACTCACTTTGCCAAAATGTCACTTTTTGACTTTTTGTCACTGCGGTTGTTGAACTTCTCACGACATCTATCCGAGCAGAATTTCTTGGCATTTCTCTTGAGCATCGGTTTGTCACATTCTGCACACTTCTTTGCCTCTTCTTCCCATCTCTCAATCACCGCTACCCGCATCTGGGCAGCACATTCAATATAGCCATCAAGTCTTTCCTTCTTAGGGCTATCCTGGGTCAGATCTTTAGCCCTATTTGCCTCTTCGCGTAAATTGTCCAGCCCGGCCAAGAACCACTCATACGAGTCCCACCTGCCCATCTTCCTGTCGCTGCTCTCCGGCATTCTTCCCCGTCAACTCATCCCTAATCGCCCTAAACGCAGTAATCAAACCTGCAAAATCGCTTAGGGTCATTGTTACATACGCACCGTGCTCGCCCTTACTCCTGGTCACCAACACGGGCACTTCATCTCCCTTACAATACTTAACCTTAATCTCTTTTACGTAATAGTGATGCCTCCATGGTCTCGTTCTGTATTTGCAGTCAACCTTCCAAGGAAAATCTTTAACGCTCACATCATGATCTTCAACCGCCCAGTTTAAACTCCTTTTAAGGTTTCTCTCACCGCCCAACCTCCTTGCAACCTCACGCTCTAGGTCTTTCCACGCCTGTGACTTAGCCATTCATGTCCTCAACCAACTCATCTATGGTCATCATCCCTCACTTACTCGCCAAACAATCACCATCTGTGTTGTACCCATCATACGCCCACTCACACTCTTCAACCCAAGGACAACCATCACAGGTCCAATCAACCTTACTCAGGTCTCCACGCTTCCGGACCCACTCTTCGTGCTCCTTTTTGTATCGGTACAATTCTTCCCTCACTGATCACCCCCGAATAATAGCGCCCTATTACTTCCCAACGATCACTCGATGCATTTTTTCGATCCCACCACTTAGGATATCCCCGCCCTTGTTTCGCCAACGTCTCCCAGGGCTCTACAAGAACTCTTTCCCTTCCATCCATAATACCCAAGCCAATATCAGCACGCACAACACCAACACACCCTCGTCCCACAACATTCGCTTTCTTCTTTGCCCTCTTTAAAACCTCACTATAGTCGCCAACAAACTCCCCTAAATTCTCGACTTCGCCACAATCGTTTTGTACGAAGCCAATCCACTTCATCTGCGTCTCAGCCTTAACGGCCACAATACGTGTCCCGCAATCACGCCTAGGAGAAAAGGAACCGACGGATGATCCTGGGCAAAGCCTAGAACAACAACACTGATCGTAGCTTCTCCTCCACCCCCGTAATATGCCCACACATCCCACGCAATCAGGACAACCGAAACCGTCACAAGAATACCAATAGTCCAAGCTCGCATCACACCCCCTCTTGATTGACCACACACGCCTCCGCCTTAACTCTCCACCTATTCCTCCTCCCCTTCTTCTGCACCTCAACTTCTTCGTCAACCAGCTTCAAGAAGCACTTCCGAATACACGCCGAGCACACCATGCTCGCTCCGCCATAGAACATTCTGTTCGAGGTAGCATACCCGCACCGACACATATCGCACCGGTCTCGCGCCTCGCTGTATTTGAAACGCAATTCACGCATCGAATCCATCTTCCATATCCCCGAAGACCTGCCTGCTCCATTTGTAACCACATACGCAGCACATCATGTGGACTGTTATCTGCCCGCTCTCCGCTTGGTCCAAACTGCAATGTCTCCGTCTCGACCCACATTGCACACACCACAAATCCCCTGTCCCCCTCCCTGTCACCTCATTCTGGTCCAGGTCGTCCAGGCTCATTAATCGTCCTCTCAATGACTTTCGCCCCTGGGAATACTTCGCATACTTGTCGCTCCACTTTCTTACATTCATTCTCTCTCCTTGCCCACCCAAGGGTTTCCGCCCCTCTCCTGGTCAGCTCATCAACCAACCAAGTTGGCGCAGTAGCGCCCCAATTTCTAGGCATAATGCAAACATCACCAGCAGGAGTCTCACCAATCTCCAAACTATACGCCCTCGCCATCTGAATCAGCCCTCCAACAGGCCTGTCCTTCGATAGCCTCCTCCTGCTCCTCATACACACCCTCCCTACATCGCCTGCACAAGTCCCCAAAAACACTGCACACATCAGCGTCATCTTCTTCCGTAAGAGGCTCACCACACTTCTGACAGCAAGACGAATACATCACTCCTTCGAAAACCTCTGAATTGCATCGATCCACGCCACTTCCGCAGACTGCTTACAAAACACCACCTCTAGCATCGTCCCGTCAGGGTGACCAAGCACACACCTACCCTCGTCATGGTCCAGATCCCTACGACCACGCCTGATACACAAACGGCATCCCTTCCCTGTATCGATAGTATCCGCCTCTGATATTTTCGCGTCTAAAAGCATCCGCTACACCTCCATAAACAACCCGCCCTCAAGCAGCCTCAGAAACATTCTACCCCAAGAAACTCGATTTGAGCCGTACTGAATGAGAATATCCACCATCTCCTTAATTCCCTGGTCCCCAACCAATGCCAACAAATGAACCCCTCTAGG